AGGACACGGAATTCCGTATCCTTCCTGTATTTCTTTGACAAGACTGGATGGTCTTTATCAAACCTTGATGAATCAAACACGTTGCGTGTCTGTGTCTTCCATGTTACGACGATATCGCCGTTGAGTATTCCTTCCTCTGCTTCTTTCATCATTAGACCAAGCTCTGCTTTGAGTTTGCTTTCAAGTTCGTCAAGTTCTTTCTTTGCTTTCTTTGCTTGTTCTAATTGATTGACAATCTCTATTGCTGTCGGTGGAAGAATCGTTTGTGTACTTGATGACTTGTTGTACAGATCAGATACGTTATCGTAAGAAAGTTTTGCTACCTCAGGCACCAATCCTTGCTCGATTAGATTCAGAAACTCATCAACTGCGCTGATGTGTATCTGTTGTTCATCGGACGTAATGATCTGCGTGTACTGATGCAGCTCAAGATCGCTGTCAAAGATGCGCCATTCAATTTGATTAGTACCTGCGCAGATGGATTGTTGTACGCCTTGCCAATACCATTGACGTGGCAGTACACCTTCCCAACGTTTCTTGGTTGTCTTGATTTCAAACGGTATGCCATCGCTGGTGATTGCGTCAAGTGTGGCAATCATGCGAGCATCTCCATTCTCGAAGCAATACATAATGTCTGGGGTAAGCAAAGCAATGTCTTCTAGATCGGATGTCCATTGGATTAGGACTGGTTCAAGTCGGTTGCCTCGCTCCATTGCAGCGTTGGCTGGCTTGGGTTGCGGTGCTTCGTCAGCAAGTAGTTCTACTGCAAGATCTCCTGGTGTCATGTACTCGTGCTCATTGTGTACTGCTGCTGCGCTTGATGCAGCGATTCGTGATAGCCCTTCGGCGTTGCGCCAACGTACCTCTAACCATTCTTGGCTGCCGTGTTCTGGCTTGTTGATTGTGTATCTGTTCATCCTCTTCCTTTCGTGTAATACAAACGTATCACGTCAGGGGGATGGACACAACCTTTGATTCAAGATTTATTTGGATGCACTTGAATTCTTTGACCATTGCTGTGGGTATATGTAGAACATGGTCTACGTCATCGTTTGGGGTGATGCTCTGATATATGGTGATGTGTCCTTCTTTGCCACCGTCAGACTGGGGCAGAAGAAATCCTGCCGTGCGCACGAGCACGGGATCTTGGTCAAGGTCACGTATGTTGGTCCACGTTTCCCCGCCCGAGTGCGCGTCGATCCACGTCACATATATATAGGTGAGTTCATTCTTCGTCATCGTCTGGTTTCTCCCCGCAGATTGGGTCGCGCGGGGGCACACCTTTATTTATGCACGCGCACAGGCGCGCGCGTGTGTGTGTCATGACTGTGCCTTTGGTAGGTATTCGTAGCTAGCGTGAGACATGGACATGATTCGACCCTCGCGGGTTATTGCTATCCATGTTGGGGCATCTGGGTCGCAGAGACAAGAAGCCACTTTTGTCTCATCATGCTCGATGATTGCGTCGCAATGCTGGCAAGCAAGTCTCATAGCCAACACACGTACTCTGCGGTCACGCGCCCTTTGTCTGGGTCAATGAAGTGGATGCGCTGCGATGGTTTGCCCACGGCAGCAATGAATGTGCGTGCGTATTCGTTGTGTGATTCTGGTGAACCCGTAACAAAGATGCGCCCACCATTAGCCATAGTTAATGCGGTTGGGGTGTGGAAGTGCCCCATGTAGCAATCATCAAATGGTTCTACTACACCCGTGGACCAAGCTGATACTTTGCGCAAGATGTTTCCGAATGAACCGATCTCGTCACCGTGCACCAATAACACTTTGTAGTTTCCAATATGGAAGATCTGATACCAATCATCCGACATCTGCCACTTGACGTGCTTGATATCTTTGCAGTTGTTTGCAGCAATTTGGTAAGCCATGCGATCAATGTTGTCACCTGCTGGCATCTCACCTTTTTTACCTAGTCTGCCATGGTTGCCAAACTCACACACGACTGTGATTTTCTCAAACGATTGGGCAAGCGAACGAATGCACCCCTCAATGATGCGAACCACCTCGAACAACTGTTCGTATAGATGTGCGCTCACCTCATATTGTTGGCCTGGAAATATTCCAACACCCTCCACCATGTCGCCACCCAACATGACTACGCATTCCCTAACTGGATGATGTGCTCGTTGAATCTCGGTCAGAGACAACACCTTCTTAATCATCTCCTCTATGCGAGAGGACAATGCAGGGATGTCGTATGAAATAGTTTTCTTGCCAGCTTGCCAATCGGTAAGATGAACAAGAGCTACTTCTGGTTTACCTTTCCTTGCATCCTTGAGTGGAGGAATAATCTTTGGGCGTGGAGTGGATAGCAGCGAGTTAGCTGCTGCTTCATACACAGCTTCTATTAGGTTGGCTGTCTTGAACTTTGCTTTTGCTTCAGATCTTTGGCTATGCAACAATGCTTTCTTTAATTCAATTAGATTACTTTCGAGTTGGATAACCTCATTGAATTTGCTCACGTTATCTCCAGCGTTGGATAGTCATGTTGGATACCTGTACTCCAAACTCTCGGAGTGTGGATCCAATGGCTGCCGATGAAACAGATTGATCTTTCAAAGCTGCTTCAAAATCTGCGTAAGATTCTTTGTCAAGTAATTGTTTGATTGCTTCCCGTGGATTAAGTTTGATTTTTGTCTTTAATGATTCTTTGAATTTGCTCATGTTTCCTCCCGTTTGTTAAGTGTAACCCAGAGGGCAAAGGAAGGGAAGAACCAAAACCCCTCTGGGCTACGATGAAACTATAGTACACATGTTGCAACTTGGCAAGCATTACGCTACTGTGTGAACACAATTTATTAGGCGCATGGTTGTGCCCTTGTCGCAAGGGGTGGGACGTAAACAGGGGAACCTGGGTCGATTGCCACGTCATGTGGCAAGGCGCTGTGATTGAAATAGGGAGTCGGACTGTGGCAACCCGACGGGGGGCACAGACAGGTCTAACTAACTGCGGGTATGTTCCTTGATGTGGTCGTTGAGTTTGTGCTCAACTTTGTCCACTTTCGTTTCAACTCCCTTTACACTTTTATATATATGTTGAAGCATCCCAGAAACAACAGCGTGATCTTCTCTGTTTTCTTTTCGGAACTGAGATATGACTGCAACAAGAATTCCACCTACGGCAGTAACTACAGCAGAGAGTACTAGCGCCCAGCCCCCGTCCATCTCATACGGCTTTCTGTGAATCGACCCATGCTTGGACAGCAGGGGTAGGGTTATCCCCAGTTACCAAACGCAAATGCCATGGTTCTTCGGGAACTACTTCCCAGCTAAATCCAAACGCTGGTGCGTTAGCAAGCATCCACTCAAAACGTTCACCACTTGCCTCGCTGATATCCACAGCGATACCAAGGTTGTGTTGAGACGTACCTGGCGCCGCAAGCGACGCTAACTTCTCAGACTTCTTGTACCACTTAACACCATCCCAAGTACGAGTTGAAGCACCAGCAATAGGTTCTTTCTGATAACGCTGCAAGAATGCTGTTGTTTGCATAGCAAGCGTACGGTATGTATCCCCCGCAGACGTAGGCTTAAACGGTTTAATCCCATCAGCTAACGCCTTTGCACGCATCGCATGATATGCATCAGCTGCACGCCAATGAAGCCTACCGTAAGGTTGAGTGTCTCGGAGAAGTGAGTCTGGAAGGGCACCAGGTTTCACACCTTTAAGATCCGCAGGCAATACAACCTTAACGATAGGCCAATTCTTTTTCATTACTTCTTCTTAGTTTTAGTACCAAAAGCAGCAGAGATTTCTTCTGATGTAAGTTCACCATCAACTGAAGCAGCAGCAAGTTTCTGTACCACACCAAACAAAGCTGTAAGTCCAGCAACACCAGCAGACTTAACTACATCTACTCCAAGGATTGCACCACCAGTAATAATCGGCAAAGCCGATGCAATAAACAACGAAACAAGTCGTTGTGAAAGGTCCAAAGTTTTAGCAATCATTGAGTTCATTCTGTGTCTTTCTGTGTAAGGGATATTAATGAATGAATTAAAATACCCACACCAGTAAGTAACAGAGCTTGACGCAAAGTTGGACCAGACAAGGTAATTAAAACCATGCCCGTTCCCACCCATGTCCAGGTGTTCTCCATAATGTAGGTTACAATCCGTTTCATTTACGTTTAATACTAGTAGATGGCATTGCTGCGATTAAAGCACCAGCAGCTACAAGGGTTCTACGTGTCTTAACGGGGATGCTCGAGCCTGTAGGCACGTAGTCCTCAAACTGGGAGCCAAAGATATCAATGGTTTTCTCAAACGCCTTCTTGACTTTAGTAGGGGCTTCTTGAATAGCTTCCGTAAACTCTTCTAACTGTTCCTCAGTTAGTTTCTCTACGTCAATCTGCTCAAACAACTCTTCGGCCTGATCCTCAGTAATAGCAGCCAACACCTCAGGACTTGAAGCAATCTCGGTGGCTTGATCCGAAGTAATCTCCGCAGCTAACAGTTGGGTAACAGCAGCAACGATCTGTTCAGGTTCAGCCTCGGTAAGGTCCTCTAAGATTTCTTCTACTTGCTCATCAGTAACTGGCTCATCAGCTGGGACATCAGGTAAGGTGGTAGTTGATGACAACTGTGGCGATTCTTCTTCTGTATCTTGTGTATATTCCTCTGGCGATTCTGTTGTTGTTGGGGCATCTGTTTCGTCAGGAGCAATCTCTTCAACAAAAGTATCTTCAGGATAAGTCTCCTCAGGATAAGTCTCTTCTGGATAAGTCTCCTCAGGAGTAGAAGTAGTTGTTTCTAGAGTATCTTCTGACACCTCTTCTTCTTCTTCAGGAAGGGTCGTTACCGTGGGTTCTGGCACTTCTGTTGTCGTTGTCGTTGCCGTGGCTACTGGCAAAGATGTCGTAGTTGTCGTTGCAGGGACAGTCGTTTGAACTACAGTAGTAGTACTTGTCGTCGTCGACTCCGTGGATGTTGTAGTTGGGGCCCATGATGTAGTGGTTGTCTCCTGAATTGTAGTAGTTGTAGTACTAGATGTAGTGGTAGACGAGGAGGAAGACGAAGATGAAGACGAAGATGAAGATGTTGTTGTGGTCTCTGGCAGGGTTGTTGTGGCTATTGTCGATGATGTGGTTGTTGTGGTGGACGTTGTTGTCGTCGGTGAAGTCGTTGTTGTAAACGCAGAATCGGGGACTATTGCCCAACCTGTGTTGTTAATGTTCCATGCAAGCATTAGACAGGTGTTTCCACCATTCTCGTACATCCACAGTTCTAAAGGTTGACTGCCTGCGTCTAGTTGTAATTCACCCGATGCCATCCAACCGCAATGTCGGTCATTCCAGTTGCCCCACTCATTGCCATCAATGTTAATTCTTCCACCATCATCTGTAGCCAACCAAAACGCAATCGTATTATGTTCAGGAATAGTAATAAACCCTGTCATGTGGACCATAAACAAATCAACGGTGCAGTCTTCAAACGGTTCACCGTTGTAGGAACGGTTGATGTTGTTTTCTGTCTCTGTACCGCAGACAGGGTATTTGGTGGTGGATCGGGTTGGCGGTATTTCGTTGATTGTGTAGTAGGTGGTTGCTAACCCTGGTGTTGGTTCAGCGTTGGCGGTTTGTGGGAAAACTGTAAACAGGATTGCTGGTAGCGGTATTAGCCACCTAGTTAAATTGCGACCCACGTTAGTTTGAAGTGATATTAAAAGAGATCACTATTTTTTCCTCACCTTTAAGC